TATGGTCCCGCCGGCACGGGAAAGACCGAATGGGCGCAGCAACTCGCCGCGCGCACCGGCCGGCCGTTCGCGTTGATCTCATGCGACACCGGCACCGATGCTTCGACACTCGTTGGCATGACGGTGCCCGACGCGTCCGGTGGCGTGACTTGGCAGGACGGTCAGCTGACCAGGGCCATCCAAACACCGGGTTGCGTGGTGTGCCTGGACGAACCGAGCGTTGCGCGTCCTGGCGCGCTGTTTGTCATGCAGAACGTCCTGGCAAACAGGATGTTGTTTATCGCGGAGACCGGCCGTCGCGTATGCGTCGCACCCGGCGTGCTGTTCCTGACCACCGACAACACCAACGGGACCGGTGGCGGGGCACGCAAAGGCTACACCGACACCAATCGCTTGAACGCGGCTTTCCTCGACCGTTTCGGCGTGCGTGTTCGCGTGGACTATCTGCCGGCTGACCGTGAAGCGGACGTGATTTGCGCTTACACCGGCTGCACACCGGAACTGGCTCAGTTGTTAGTTTCAGCTGCAACGGTCACGCGTGCCGCTGCCGACAACCAGCAGCTGAGCCATGGCATTGGGCTTCGTCGGTTGCTGGCATGGTCGGAGCTACTGCAAGACGGCATCGACGCCGAGTATGCGTTCCAAAGCGCGGTGTTGAACTGTGCGGCGGAACAGGACGTCGAAACGCTGCGCGAACAATGCTTGTTGGCCTATGACCGCGCCAACGTAACGAGGGCTTTGAAGGCGGGGACCAGCGGGACCACCGATGCGCCTGACCCTGCCATCACCAATCCAAGCCCGGCCGGCCGTTCCGCCGCTGCCAGCTTCACCAGCGTTTGAGAGGGCACACACCATGCCTCGTTACATCGACGTGGTTCACGCCACGCAAGAGACCGCAGTGAAAATCCTCGCATTGCGCGAGGGCGGCAAGGTTGCCCGCGAGGTTGTCGTCACCACCAACGGGGGCGCAACTGCCTCCGTTTCGTGGTCCGACAGGGCGCCGCTGGTCACGCTCAACATGCCCGGGCTGCCACCCGATGCGGTGTTGACCAGGGGAGAGGCTGACCGGCTCGTGGCGTTCATCGTCCATGAGTGTTGTCATGTTCTGCACACCAACAAGCACGCATGGGAGCGGGCTTGTCAGGCTGGAGACCGTGTCCGCCATTGGACGAATTGCCTCGAAGATATCCGGATCGAAGCGGTTGAAATCAAAGCGGGGGTCTTCCCCGCTTTGAAATCACTACTCGGGACCATGTCAAACCATCTGTTTTTGGAGGCTCTCCCCAAGGCTGCCAGCATGGGCGTGACCATTGGCCACCGGATTAGCGACGCGCCGTATGTGGCCAGTGTGCTAGGCCGCGTCGCCAACGGCTACGCGATACCCGCCACCCACACTCTCGCCGCCGATATGTCCCGGGACGTCAAGGCGCTGGTCGATCGCGCCTTGACCGGCGTCCGCCGCTGCCAGTCCACCGACGCGGTGCGCCGGCTGGCCCTTGAACTGGTCCGCATGGAGCAAGCCCAGGCTCAGGCTCAGGCTCAGGCTCAGGAGGGCCAGAACGGCCAGGGCACCCCTGGCGAGGCTCAGGAGGGCCAGGACGGCCAGGGCACCCCTGGCGAGGCTCAGGAGGGCCAGGACGGCCAGGGCACCCCTGGCGAGGCTCAGGAGGGCCAGGACGGCGCCCCTGGCAAGAACCCGGGCGATGGTCCGCCTATCGTGTCGGGCGATACGCCCGATATGACCGAGACCCTGGCCAAGATCGCCGCGCGGGCTGGCATCGATGACCTTCGCCGCCATGCCCGCACCAACGAGGGACACCGGCTGATTACGGCTCAGAACGTCATCCGCCCTGGCGATGCCAGCGCGTATCCTGCTTCAGCTCAATCCGCCATAGCCAATCGCATGCATGCCAATGACCTGACCGCGCGACTGCCGCGCAACTCGGTCCTGCATGGCCAGATTGGCCGGCTGCTGGTGTCCGAAGAGGTCCACCGGAAGACGCACCACGAGACGTCGGGCAGGCTGGATCGCCGCGCCCTGGTCCGCATGCGGGCTGGCGCGCTGGACGTGTTCTCGCAACGCGATGACACCCCCGGCATGGATACCGCCTTGCTGGTCCTGATCGATGGTTCAAGCAGCATGAGGACCGACGTCACGCTTGGAGTATCCCGCATGGCAATCGCCCAGACCGCCGCATGGCACATTGCCCGCGCCGCCGAAGCCGCCAACGCCAAGGTTGCCGTGGTCGCGTTCCACACCCGGTTTGACCAGCTGAACCGGCGCACGCACGACAACCCGACTGGCGCCGCCCTGACCGTGGTCAAGCCATTCACGACGCCCATGGACGGCTGCGCTGCCGCCCTTGGGAGTGTCACCCCCAACGCTTACACCCCGCTGGCGCCCGCTATCCTGGGCGCTGCGGGCATGCTCGCCGAAGTCAACGCCACCCGGCATATCCTCATGGTCCTGACCGATGGGGAGTGCGACTACGGCAACGACGCGGTGACCGCCGCGTGCGCCCTGGCCGAAGACATGGGCGTGGAGACCGTGGGCGTGGGCATGGCATGCGACGAGGTGACGCGGGCTTTCCCGCCGCGCTACTCGGTCAACGTGACCGACCTTGGCCAGCTGGCCAGCACGGGCTTGGGCGTCCTCGTGGCGATGCTGGAAGACGCCAACCCGCGAGGAGGCGGCAACGACTAACCCGCCGCTAGGTCGAAACCTTGGCGCGCCGCGAGGCGCGCCCATGGTCGCGGCGTGCGACGCCGCCTGACGAGACCACGACACAACCCCGAAGGATCACCACACACCATGGCTCAACCCCGCTCCCCCTTTACCCTGCCGGAAAAATACCGCGCCAAGCTGAACGCGGCCACCGGCATCGTCCGCGTGCGAGGCGACGTCAGCCCTGACGCGGTCAACGGCTATTGCGATGATCTAGCCGCCCGCAATCCCTGGCTTCTGGACGCCCTGGCTGACGTCATAGGCACTGGGCTGACCGCCACCCCTCCCGCCAAGGCGCCGCGGACGCGGCGCCCCAAGTGACCGTTCGCCGCGCCAACGCCCGTCGCGTGCATCTGGCACGCGACGGGGTGGGCTTGACCGTATGCGGCCTCGTGGCGTCCAGCCTGGGCAGCAAGGGCGTCTGGCGCCCCTCATGGGCCATGACGCCGCCCGCATGGCGCTGCGCCCGTTGTCGCCGCGCCATGGCGTCCTGGCAGGCTACGCGGCCGCGCAGCTCGTCCACGTGAGCGCGAGCGAAGCGAGCGCGAACGTGGACCCCGGGCGCCCCTGGCATGGGCGGGCTGGCCGGACCAGCAGGACGAGGGGTAGCACCCTCGTCCGCGGCGCCGGCGCCTCGTCCGCCGCGGCGGCGCCCCAACGCCCTACGGAGGTTTTGGCCCGACTAGCAGGGACGCACAGGGACGCTTATTCCCTATGCCCGTCACACCCGCACACACACACACATAAGGGACATACGGAGGATGCGTCCCTGTGCGTCCCTGAACAGCACTTGGCCGGCGCTTTTACCCGCCATTTTGTGGTGTCAGTCTTAGTCCGACTAGAGTTCTGACCCCATTGTTCTTCTCATACCGGCATTTCGGGAAGCTGCTCAGCACTTTCTGGCTGAACTCGCGTTCATGCACGACCGGCACGCACTGGTTGTCGGCACACCACGTTCTGTAGTCCTCAAAGCCTGTGCGCGGCGTCATGACGTGTTCAGGACTGGTCCCGAACTCGCACCGGTCCACTGCCCACGCCTTGAACGTGTCTTGCTCGTCCAAATACGTGGTTGTCGCGGCGGTCGCGGCGCCGGGGATCAGCGCCGCCAGCCCACCCATCGCCCTACGGAGGTTTTCACCCTCGATCGCCCGCGCCAGGATACCGGGGTATTCCGGCACCAGCCGCCCTTTCAGGCTGGCGTCGGCGCGCGTCGGCGTCTGGGTGAACGGCGCCAGCACGAGCCTCCGCCGCATCGCCTCGTCCACGTTGACGATGCGCGGCTGATGGTTGCCCATCATGGTCAACTTGAACTGCGGCTTGAACTGGAAGAAGTCCTTGTGGGTGAACCGCGCGGCGACGGCGCCCCCTCCAGTGAGTTCCTTCAGTCGCACCGCGTTGAACGTGGCGCTTTCCTCGATCTCGTTGGCGATCACCGCTCTGGCCCCGGCCAGATTGGCGATCTCGGTCGGGTGCGCCGCGTGCTTGCGCTGCATGAACGTATCTATCGACGTAACCACGGCGTAATCTCCCAGGATGTCCGTCATTACGCCGACGAAGGTGGATTTGCCGTTGCCGCCGGGACCAAAGATGAAGACGAATTTTTCCTCGCTCGTGTCGCCGCTCAGGCAATATCCGAACCATGCCTCTAGAAAAACGATCAGCGCCACGTCACCGCCTGTGCTGTCCCACATGAATTGGTCCCACACCGGCGTGAGCATGCCCGGGTCGGGCGCCACCGCGAGCTGCCTGGTGATCAGATGTCCGGGGTCGGGCGGCGTGATCGCCCCGGTCCTGAGATCCACCTCGCAGCCAGGCGCCCCCACCAGCCACGGGTCCGGGTCCCAGCCCTTGCCGTCCACCGCCAGCCGGCCGTCCGCCCGCGCCGCCCGCTCGATCGCCCCAGCCACGGCGATCTTGCCCAGCGCCCTGACCGATGCGTCCGGCATCCGGCGGAAGGCCCGCGCCAACTGTCTGGCCCAGCGGAATGCCTGCGCCGTGCCGTCTTCCTGCCAGTAACTCGTCTCCCACCACACGAACCACTTCTGCCGCAGATGGTCGAACCGCAGGCTCGCGGCGTGTTCGGCGGCGAACGCCAGCGCCAGCCCGTCCTCGGTGCCGTCACAGGCCCCCAGCACGCGCTGGGCGGCCTCCTGGGCCTCCTGGGCGGCCTGCCCGGCCCCCTGACCGGCCCATGCCGCCGGGTCGACGTCCTCGAACTCGAACGCCGCCACGATCTTCTGGCCTTCGTCCCGCAGCGCCACGTCCAGCTGCTCGCGAAAGGCGCCCTGGTTTCTCCCCCGGCGCTCACAGTGGAAACAATGGAACCAGCCCTTTTGGCCACGGCCGCCGATCGCCGGCACGTATTCGGCGCCCGACAGCGGCCGTGTCGGACCATGCTCGGCGATCCACGGGCATTTTATCGTCGCCGCCCAGAACCGGTCCGACGTGATCTTGTCCCCGACGATCCGGCCGCCCTCGTTGAGCGCCTGATACACCGGGTCGGCGGCCAATAACCCTTCGTCCGGCCGTTGCCCGTTGCCGGTCCCGCGATCGAGCGTGGTCATCGGCACGATGGTCCCGACCCCGTCCATGTCGAGGAAATCCAGCTGGTCCACCACCCGGTCCGGCCGGATCAGCCAGGACCGCACCCGCCACCCCTGTGGTCCCAGGCCCAAGGCCGCCTTCATGTTCCGACCCACGGGCAACCGGCGCCAGGCGATCGGGTTGGTCAGGTTATCCGCCTTGCCGCCGAGTGCCCGGTCCAGCTGGGCCAGCATGCCCTTGACCCACGCCATGTCGGTCATGCCGGTGGTCTTCCAGCCGGCCTGGAAATTCCCCGGCGAAGTCTCGATCAGATACGTGGGACCACAGCGCAGCACACTGGTGATCTCGACCTCGCTGATCTTCGCGCTGGGTCCCGTGCCCACGTCATCGAACGTCAGCGCGATCAGGCCCACTGCCTGTTCCAGCCCCTGCCGGCGCCACACCCCGGGCCGGAACAGCATCGGGCAGTAATACGTGTTCCCGAGATCGAAGTTCGGATTATGCAGACAGGTGCCGGCCGGCGCTGATTGCCAGTCGCCTGGTTTCGGGTCGGTGGGATCGCCCATGAAACTCGCCACCAGGACGTTCGGCCACTGGTCCCCGGCCAGCATCTCGAGGTGGTCCTGGTTGGTGGCCCGGATGATAGGCACGACTTGGCCGTGGCCAGATGATGCGCTCATGCGCTGGCGTCCTTCTCACGATCAGGGAAAGGGGGGTTCGGCGTCGTGTCGTCTCGCCGGTGTAGTCATGACACTGGCGAGACACTCACCCTGCGCCCGCGCCTTGACTTCACGCAAGGGTGTATCAACGCCCTACGGAGGTTTTCGCTTGTGGCGCTGCACTGAACACGCCATATTTCGCCCTGGCGTCAGCTGGGCTGTCATGAGCCACAGGGCTGGCGCCCTCGCGTGGTGGGAGTGGTGTCCTGCCTCGGGGTGTGGTTATCGCGGGTCGTGTCGCGAAAACGACGAGGGGGCGGCAGATGTCACAACCTGCCGCCCCTGGTCGTTTCAGTGCCAGCCGGGTATCCAGCCGATCCACAGCGCGCCTATCATCGTCAGCACGATCGCCAGCCAGATGCGAGCGCCCCACGGCGACAGACCCATTACGACGCCTCGTTCTCCGCGTGATCCCCGACGATCAGCCCGAAATCCATCAGGAACCGTGCCAGGGCCATGCCGCGCCCGGCGTCCAGCGTCGCCTGCAGCCGGACACTGATCTGGCCGTCGCTGCGCCCCACGATCGAAAACACGTCGCGCACCGGCTCGGCCACTGGTCCCGGTGTCACCCCGGCGGTCTCGGCCAGGGCCACGGCGCGTTGCGCTGGTCCTGCGAGGACCAGTTTCCCTTTGTGGCCGACCGGTAAGGGCGACACCAACACGGCCTCGGGCAGATCCAGGACCTTGGCTAGTTTGGTGCGTGTTTCGGGCAACATGGCGTTCTTGCCGGCGATCCAGTTGTAGACGGCAGGAACCTGTCTAGGCTCCATGCCCAGAGCGGCCGTCAAGGCTTTGACGCTCATCCCCCGCACCGCCATCGCGGCCTGGATGGCCTTCGCCATCTCGCGCAGATGGGGCCGGGCGCCTTTAAGGTTCGGCGTCATCGTCATCTGGCTCCGGGGGTTTTACTCTTTCCGCTCGCAGCGTCTTCACGTCGGCGATCAGGCTCTCGACCAGCCCCAGGAACACCTCGGTTTCCACGGGACCAAACCGTCTGGCCCTGGCGTGTTGCTCGGCGATGACGCGCAGTCTTTCAACCTCGATGATCATTACGCCGCCCTCCACTTTTGTCGGCGAACAGGCAGCCGCACCACCTTGTTGCGGGCCTCCTCGATTTCACGTTCGGCGTTGAGTGCGTCGGCGCGCAGCTTGGGCGGCTGCTTGTGCCTGACCGCGCGATACCACGCGTCGCGATAGCACGCGGATTTGGATTTGAAGGGACCACCTTCGCGTGCGCCTTCCGCCCAGTACCAACCCGAAAAAACCAGGGGTTCACCGGGCGCCCGGTGTTCGGCCCAGTATCTGCAGGTCGAAAACGGCACGTAGAAAACCGCTACGCCTTCGTCAACGTCTTTGATGATCGCATTGGGTAGCCACATTGGTTTTAGACCTTCCTGAACGTCTTCGCGAGCCGACCGGTGTGGACGAACCAGTATCCAAACAGCACCACCGCCGCGGCTATCGCGGCGTATATGCGCCCCAGCCGAAGCAGACCGTAGTCGTTGTTCAGCAGCGCCAGGATCACGAAGACAACGAACCAGCTGATCAACATGATCAGCATGATCCCCACGATTTTTAAGATCTTCACGGCACGGTAGCCGGCGCCAGTGTTCGTGTCTTGTGGTTGATGGCGCTTCGCAGATGCCCCGGCGTCAAATGTAAATAGTTCGCCTCCACCGTGGCGATCGTGTCCCCCAGCACCTGGGCGATGTCCCACAACGAGACACCGTTCATCGCCGCCAACGAGGCCCAGGTGTGCCGCAGGACGTGCGGCGTCACCCACCCCACCCCCAGCGTGTTGCACATCACCCAGAACGCCCGCCGCAGGCACCCTGTAGCCCCGAGAACCCTTCCCGTGGCCCGCCCGTCCACATCCTTCGGCGCCTCCAGCCACGCCGCCTCCAGCACCGGCGTCAGGCGGTCCGAGATCGGCACCAGCACCCTCCTCTTCTTGGTCACCCGCCGGCCCGGCACTCGATAGTCGATCGAGCCTTGAGCGAGATCGACCCGGTCCCAGGTGAGGTCGTAGATCGCCCCCCGGCGCGCGGCGGTCTCCAGGCCCAGCGCCACGAACAGCGCCACCCGGCGACTACTTTCCAGGGGCGTGTGCGCCCGGTGGCTGGTCCCCCACGCCATGGCCTGGTCCCAGAACCATTGCTCTTGATCGCGATCAAGAAACTTCACCCTGGGTCCGGGCGCGGCGGGCAGCTCGAACTCGGGCACCGCCACCGCTGCGATGAGCTTCTTCTTCGCGGCCCACCGGAGAACGGTCCTGAGACCGCCCAGCTCCCGGCGGATCGAACCCGCGCTCACGCCGCGCCGTTGCTGGTAGTCCTGCAGCCGCGCGTCGCTCAGCTGGTCCACCGTGTAGCGCCCCAGCAGGTGGCGCACCTGGGTCAGCACATACTTGCCGGTCTTCGCACAACTCGTCCACCGTGGGCGCCGAACCACCGCCGCCGGGACCATTCTGCCGTTCGGTGTCACGGAACCGGCTCAGGATCTCTTGCGCATCAACGAGATCCTTCGTGCGGCATGAGAGACGCTTGGTTTTATAAACGCCGCGCCGGCCACGCGCATCGGGGGTTCCGTCTTGTTCGGTGAACCAGATTTCCCAGTAACCCTGGGCGTTGGCTCGCAGTCGGCTGGTGCGGACACTTGTCGGATCGTTTGACTTTCTAGCCACGTCAGAAACTCCATTTCGGGTATCAGAACGGGTCGCCCTTTGATCCAGGGCAGGCCCTTGGTGCGACGTAGCTGCGCGATCTTTGCGATCGAACAGCGCATCACCCCGGCGGCTTCGTGCTGGGTCAACAGGCGGCGCAAGTTCAGTTCGCCACGACGGCCGCGACCGGCGTCTCGCGCAGTTCCGGCTCGGGCTTGCCGAACGACCGGCCGGTCGGTGGCATCGCCACCGTCATGGCCTTGTGGTCGGCGTCCTTCAGCATCTGGAAGATCCGCAGCGCCAGGTCGGTGTCCAGCACCCGGTCGAACTGCAGCCGGGACTTGCCCAGGTTGTCCGACAGCATGGTGATCTGCACGTCCGCCGGTTGGCGCCCGCGGTAGGGCGCCCCGGCGCCGGCCACCGAGACCGGTTTGTCGACGGCGAGGTCTTCCACCGGCAGGCCGATCACGTCGGCCAGTTTGATCAGGTTGTCAGGCTCGGGGTAACTGGTCCCCGCCAGATAGTGCCCGATCCGATCGCGGTTGCGGGCCACGTCGTAGCCGCGCTTGTCCTTGGTTGACCCCCAGACGCGGCGGGCCACCTCGGATGCGTTGAGTTTCTGTTTCAGCATGGCGGCCCGCAGGGTCTCTGCGAACGCTGCATACTCCGGACGGGGAGCGGGAAATGCGGTTTTGGGTTGGGGGCCTTTTTGTAGGGCATCTCGGTGTCTGGTCCATTTCTGGACATCGTCCATGCTCCCTTCATTTTGTGGTGCAACATTTTGTGGTGTCTTTGGTGGGGAGGATGTTGGGACGACACTAGGCGTGTCGGCAAGGGCTTTTTTTAAGGGATGCGTTTCGCGACATGGCCGGGATGTCCTTTGCAAGGAGTGTGTGACCAGTGGATAACTAGTGTACGCCCAGTGTGAACCAACTGTCCGCGAACTGGACGTTTGTTGGTATACACGTATTGACGACACAACACAACAAAATGTGTTGCACAACACCACACATAGCGCACTGTACGTTAACGAACACTAGGTCATGGGATTGCTACACAATCTGTGGTGGCATACCAAAGCCGTTTTACCCGATCTGGTTCTCACTGCGGAATGTGGTGGATAACGGGGATAAACACTAAATGCTGGACACACCCTCTCCGCTTGCGTAGTTTTGTCGGTTACCCGACACACTCGGCGGGGCCGCACGAACCGGAGGGTTCACAAAATGGTGAGCATCGACGTGCCGCACGTATTTCGCGTGTTCAACGGCCCCCAGGGTTTGTTGGATTTGTTGACCCGCCGGCAGCCAGGACACGGCCTGACCTACAACCGTGTCCAGATGTGGCAGCAGCGGGGGAGCATCCCGACAAAGTTCATCGGTGCTGTCTTTTATTGCATCGAGCATGAAGGCTACAAAGTCGTGGAGTTCCTGGTGGACTACGATGAGATGCGGCCACCGTCACACAACAAACGCGCAGCGGATTGATCATCATGCGCGTTCTAGGCGTTGACCCCGGCGCCACTGGGGCGCTGGCCCTGTGGGACACCGGCCTCGACGCCATGGTGGTGTGCGACATGCCCAGCGTCATGGTGCGGGTCGGCAAGGCCAAACGCCGGCAGCTGAGCGAGACCTGGCTGGCCGACATCGTCAGGGGCTACGAACCGGACTGCGCCTGGCTGGAGCGTGTTCATGCTTTGCCGGGGCAAGGCGTAACCAGCTCGTTCTCCTTTGGCCTGGCCTACGGGATCGTGCGCGGCGTGCTGGCGGCGCTCGGGGTGCCGGTGACCCTGGTGACACCCAACGAGTGGAAACGCTCGTTCAGGCTGGGTCCCGACAAGAACGAAGCCCGCCTGATCGCCGCCCGGCTGGTCCCGCTGTCGGCTGGGCGGTTCGCCCGCGCGATGGACGACGGCCGGGCGGAGGCAGCCTTGTTGGCGTTGTTTGGTGCGCAGAGTTTGTAGTTTTCGCTTGACACAACAAAAACGACACAACACATTGGTCCCCTAGTAGCCCAGTTCTTGTCCTCCTCCAAGAGGAACACGAATAGTGGGGAGGGGATTACTGTGTCTGCCACCCTGGATCAGCCCGCTAATACTTTGCCTGTAGTCCCGCTGCTGCGGGGCTATCAACTCGCTGGCGCCGCGTGGATGGTGGCGTCGCTGCGGGACCACAAGGCTGTTCTCCTGTGCGACGACCCGGGCCTGGGCAAGACCCTGCAGGCGCTGACCGCGGCGGTCCGGCTGAATGCCTCTCGTGTCCTGGTGATCTGTCCGGCCGGCGCCCGCCGGGTGTGGTCCGCCGAGATCGAACGCTGGTTCCCGCTCTGGAGTGTCCGGGTGTTCCTGGTCGAACCCGGCACCCTGACCGGCAAAGTCCAGCAGATACTTGCCTGTCCTGGTCCCCTGATCCTGGTGATCGGCTACGACGATCTGTCGCCCGCCGACAGCCGTGTGCCGCCGTTGCTGGCCAGCCCCGCCAATCCTTGGGACCTGCTGATCATCGACGAGGCGCACTACCTCAAGAACTTCTCCAACCGCACCAAGGCGATCTACGGCGTCCGTGGCGAGGACGAGGGCATCCAGGCCAATGCCACGCACATAATCCTGCTGTCCGGCACGCCGACCCCCAACCACGCGGGGGAACTCTGGCAGCACTGCCGCACCCTGTGGCCCTGGTCCCTGCTGTGGCCGCACGGCAGCCCGCGCGCCGGCCATCGCATGACGCAGGCCGACTTCGAGGACCGGTATACCCGGTATCGGGACACGGTCTACGGCCGTCAGGTGTCCGGTTCGAAGAACCAGGACCAGCTGCGCGCCACCCTGACCAGTGTGGTCCTTCGCCGCCGCAAAGATGACGTTTTGCCCGAGCTGCCGCCGCTGCAGATCCAGGACATCGCCCTCGACCCACCCACCTCCGGCCAGCGGCTCAATCCGCAGGCCCAGGCCCTGGCCGGACGGCTGGTCTGGTCCCTGGCCGTGCGGGCCGATGGTGATGAGCAGCTGATCAAGGCACTGCAGACCCCCGACGGTGAACTCGCCACCCTGCGGCGCGAACTCGGCGAACTGAAGGTCCCCGGGACCATTCGCTGGGTGCAGGAGCGCCTGCAGTCCACCGAGAAACTTTTGTTGTTCGCCTGGCACCTCTCGGTGATCGAGCATCTGCGCCGTGGCCTGGCCGAGTTCGATCCGGTGGTGATCACCGGGGAGACCTCGCCCACCGGTCGCGTCAACGCCGTGGAGCTGTTCCAGCGCCGCGCCGGCGTGCGGGTGTTCATTGGGCAGGTCAAAGCCGCCGGCACCGCCATCACCCTCACCGCCGCCTCTGAGGTGGCGATCGTGGAGCCGTCATGGGTGCCGGGCGACAACGTCCAGGCGATCTGCC